ATACACCGATCGATAGCGCCAACGATACATATTATTTAACGCTCGAAACTCGCATATCCACTCGCATCTTGACCGCACACCGCATAACTAGCCCTGCCCTTCTTGGCATTGCAAATTCATCTGGTTTTAGTTCAGTTGCCGAAGAAATTAAAGTTGCGTATGCACACTTTGAAGGAACTGTAGTAGAACCTAAAAGAAAGAAGATTCTGAGTTCATTTGGTTACATGTTAAAACTCGCAGGTTATAATATTAATCTAAAAGTTATACCTAATAAATTAATTAATGAGGAAGCAGTAGAAGATGTTAAACCTCAAGAAAACATAGAATCATTATAATTATGGACACAGTACTACTAGTCTCAGAACAAAGAATGAAGCAATGGACTTCGTTAGATAACAATATTCGTATTGATGTCTTAACTCCATCAATTATTCAGGCTCAGGATCAGTTTATTCAAGATTCTGTCGGCACTCCTTTTTATAGAAGATTAAAAGAGGGTGTTGTAGCGAATGATTTAAATGCGAATGAAGAAATGTTTTTAAAAGACTACATAGGTCCTACATTAATTCAATACGCTTTATACTTATTACTACCTAGTTTAAAATATAAAATGGTTGAGAAAGGTATCTTAAATGGTACATCAGAAGAAACTCAACCAACATCATTAGATGAAATGAAGTATTTACGTGAAGGCGCATTAGATACTGCACAATTCTATAATAAAAGAATGTTAGAATTTTTACAAGATAATCCTAACATGTTTCCTTTATATCAAAATCCTACACCTAATGATGGGATGACACCTAATAGACAAAACCCTTATTTCAGTGGAATACAAACGAACATACCAGCGAGAAGGGACAACCTCTGGATCTATGCGGACTGTGGAACAGACTGCGATCCCGACTGTTCCAGCTGTAACTAAAAGCGCAGCGAAACACATTAAACAATTAAAAGTTTATCTAAGTAATGAAAGCAAGAATAGACCAGATTCTAAATAGATACATGAGTAGAAAACTTATGGTATTCGTTGTGGCTTCACTGGGACTATTCTGGGGAGCTTTAACCGGTTCTGATTGGGTTACAATAGCTACAGTGTATATAGGTACACAGGGAGCAATTGACGCGGTTACTAAATTAAGAGAAAACAGATAAATTAAATTTTATATTTAAAGATATGCAATCAGTACAACAAACATACGTTTATAATCAAACAAACGGAGCGGTAACCGAAACAGTAAACGGTAATTGGCTCCAGGCTTATTGTGAATACTTAGGTGTTACAGAACCAGTTAATTCAAGTTGGCTCCAGGCACTTTGTGTTCACTTTGGTATTACTGAACCTCTTTACGCGTCATGGACTATCGCATTAGCAAATTATTACGGTATTACATCACCTCAAAACGGGTCATGGTGGTATGCGTTATCACAAGCACCTATTCCATTACCAGCATTTATTTGGAATGAGAATACAGAATTATGGGAAGCAGAAAACAGAACATGGTCATTAACATAAATCAAATAAACAAATAATAAATTATGGCAACATTAACAGGAAATTCAATTAATACATCATACCAAGGTTTAATAAAACTGGACGATAATGGTATAATTGATCCAACCGTATTAAAACAATTAACTGACGGAACTGGTGGGTCATTACCCATTCAAGTAAGTCAAGTACAAACTAAATTTCAATCATTAGTAGATTTCACTGGTGCGACTGTAACAGGTTTACCAGTTGCAGTAGCTGGTTTAGAAGTAGGTACAGGAACTAACTCATTAGTAAATGCAGTTGGTGGAGCATCTACTGCATCAGGACTAAATTCTTTAGCAATAGGTAACGCATGTAATACAAATCAAGAAGCTGGAATAGCAATTGGCGATAGAGCATCCGCAACAGGTTATGGTAGTTTTGCCGCAGGTTTATTTGCACAAGCTGCTGGCTTTGGTGGATTTGCACTAGGACAATATGCTGAATCATCCCAAGGTTACGGTGCAGCATTCGGACCATCTTCTAGATCAACTGCAGAATCCGGGATAGCTTTTGGGCAACAAACTCTCGCATCACACGCGGGTGCAATTGCAATGGGACGTCAAGTTGAAACAATTAACGCAGATACTACTCACGTTAGAGCATTATATGTTGTTGCACCCGATGGTGGAACTGGAGGTAATGGTATTACAATGTTATCACCAAATGGAACAGCAGGTGTAATTACTTTAACAGATGCATCTGAATTAGCAGTTGACGGTACACCGATTGGTGGTGGTGGAGCTGCTGGATTAGTAGCTGGTCTTGGAACAAATTCAATCAAATCAGCAGACAGTTTAGGAACTACTCCTAATGTTGCAGATGTTGCTAATGCAATTGCTATCGGTGATGCTTTAATTAATTCGGGTTCTCCTAATGGTGGAACTATCATGATTGGTAAAAACTGGAACCAAGGATTTTATGGTATAGACGGTATTTTTATAGGAACTAACCCTGTTAACCAATCTGTTGGCCAAAATGATATGATCGTTATTGGTAATAATGATACTATTAATAGTTTCTCATCAAATGGTGGTATTGCTATTGGTAATAACTCTTCAATTCAAGGCGCATCTAATGGTTATAGTATTGCAATTGGATTCGGTGCTACAGGAGGTGTTGATTCCACAACTGATAGATGTGTTGCGATTGGATATAACTCTGAAAGTACTGCATCTGGTGCTGTCGCATTAGGTACTGGTGTTACTGCCGCAACTGTAGATACTACAACTGTAAATCTATTTCAAATTGCATCGTATGCTACTATGAATTACGCAGATGATACAGCAGCAGCAACTGGAGGCATTCCACTCGGAGGTGTTTATCATACTGACGGTGCTCTGAAAATCAGAATCGCTTAATAAAGTAGAATATATAAAATATAAATTATTAGTAGCGCTGCAGTTATTAAAGTTTATTATTGTGCCAAAAGACTCTCAGAAATGAGGGTCTTTTTTTGTATATAAAAAAACCCAGACGAAAATGGCTTAACGTCTGGGTTTAAAAAAGAAAAAGTAAAACAATAACTCCACTATGACATAAAGTTATACATATTATATATACGCACTTCTCTTTGTTTCAACAAATTTACTAAAAGTGACTTTTTTCTGGAAAAACAAAGATATATAATTTATGAAACAAAGTCTAAAAAGACTGTATAACTATAAATCAATTTAATAAATTATTATGAATATTACAGAAACTCCAAAAGGAAGACCTCATTTAACAAATGAAGAAAAACAAACAATCTTAAGATTGAGATTAGAAAAGTTTAGTATCCAACAGATTTCAGATATGACTGGAAGAGGAACTACAACAGTTAAAAGAGTAATATACAATTGGTAATTGTGTGGGAGATGAAACAAAACTTTTTACTCTAATATAATACCTACATAATTAAACTGGATATCGAGGCTTCTTCCAGTATAAATTGTCTCCAAACTTCAGTCATAATCGTTAGGCTGTTGGATCAGGTAGAATAAATGTTTGTCTATGCCTTGAGTTACTCTTATAATTTCTGTAGTGTGTGCCCGCTCAAGATTCCATGTCATCCGCTAAATACCATAAAAAATGATTGGTAATCATTAAATTGAAATTATTCCACAGGGGGCACACAAAGCAAACACAAGCAATAACTGGTAACATTATTATAATCTATTAAATTAAAAAGAATAGCTTATCTGTAACCAGATCTGAAATAACAATAAGATATTTTAATAAAAAATATCATTATTGTTTAACGATGTTTATTCGCACGCGAAAAACATCTTACTAAATAATACTAAACAAAATCAATTAATTAAGTATAATATCTATATTTAGAAAACAAGATACATATCTTATAATAAACAAACTAAAATGACAGTAGAAGTACCACTATTCGCAGAAGGATTAAAAGATGAAGGCATACTAACGCTTATAGCATTCTGTACTAGAATAGCAGAAAGGTATGGGTATGAAGAAACCTATTCAATACATTTAGATGACGTTTCACGTATATGTAATAAAAGAAGATTAGGTTTAGAAGATTACCTTTGGGATAACCCTACCTTTTCTGAATATATAGCTATTGGTAAACCTTTCGATGACGTAATTGTTTTTAAATGGAAACAAAAACCTGAAAGAATGCAAAATAGACCAAGAACTAAACTAGTAAAGGTAGATCTGGTTGAACACCGTCAACAACTTGTATGGGCATATTTATTAGGTAATTTAAATAGTAATATGTTAGAAGAAGAAGGTAGAGCTGATTGGTTATTAAATTCCTACGGTCAAAAGTCATTTAGTTATTATGGTCAAAAAGCTAAAGGTTATATTAAAAAAAGTGATAGGTAACCAGTTATGCGTGCTCATAAAAAACTACTTCTAACTTATATGATATCAGCTGATGGTGATAAACAAATGGCTATAGATTTAATATTAGCAGATATTTATATGTTTGAAAAACAAGAAGAGTATGAAATATGTGGTGAACTAAAAAAAGTACTTAAATTACTTGAATAATTTCTTAACAAATAACTACCAGTCGATTATCGATATGTCTAGCAAGATCTGTCATGCGAATCCTGAATCAGAAGAAGTAGCACATTTTGCTATTGCTGAATTTATAGAACACGAACGTGGGCAAGAGTTAGTAGATGCTGGTAGAGCAATGAATTTTATATCAGGTATTATACACCGATCTTTCCACTCTTCTACATCTAAATATCATACTGTTTATAGACAAAAGAACAGAGTACATAGTTTGCCACAGAACTACGATAAACCCCAAGATGATAACATATATGACTTTGAAGCAGATAGTGCCACAGAGGCAATCCAAGGTATTCTAGAGGATATGTTAGCTGATTTCAGAGATGATACTGGTGAGAGATTATGGTACATGGCAACTCTATTTCAAAAATGGTTAGAAGAACCTAACTTTTCAGAACTAGAAAGGAGATTAGGCATTCCCCGTACAACAATTAGTCAAGAAGTAACAAGAGCAAAGGCTTATATACAAGCACAATTAAAAATAAACAACATAAATTATTATGAATGAATTAGTACAGATAATAGGGTTCGCATGTCTATCACATTTAGTAGTAGACTTTATCTCTAGTTTTAATCTACCAGAATTACCAGACAAACCCTTTCGTTGCGATATGTGTATGGGTTATTGGATTTCTATTATTCCAATGTGTGTACAATTCGGGTTAATCGGTATACTATATTCCGCGATGATAGCAGTTTTATCAAATATTATATTTAAATACGTATGACACAAGAAGATTTCAATTGGGTTCAACAAAATTATAACCTAGTAGCAAAGCCAAGTAGGCTAAACAAAGAAGAATCACTAAAGTTATTTACTATATTTAATTCATTAACTGGAGAGAATAGAAAAGTAACTTCATGTGGTAGATGTGTAGAACTAGTAAAGAAGACTATACTACATGAATACAACAAAAAAATAAATGAATTATGATTAAACAAGAAGTAATAGTAGAGGGAATTACATATTGGGTTTCCGCACATACTAATAAAGATATCAAGAAGGCAATCAAAGCACTAAAGGCGGCGGTTAAAACAAATAAAAAAACAGAAGATACAGATGGCATTTAAAGGAGGAGACGAAAATATCAATAGAGAAGGTAGACCAAAAGGAGTACCTAATAAAACTACTAAACAAATCAGAGAGGCTTACCAAAAGTTAACTGAAGACAATTTAGATAACATGACAGTATGGTTAGCACAAATAGCAGCAGATAGTCCAGAGAAAGCGATGGATTTAATGTTACGCCTTAGTGAATACATTATACCGAAGTTAGCGAGAACAGAAGTAACAGGTAATGATGGAGAAGATCTCTTTAAAAATATCAAATTCGAATTCGGTCCAGATATTAACGACAGTAATAATAGAGAAGAATAATGAAGTTTACAGGGTTTACACCTCATCCTAAACAGAGGGAAATGATCAATCAAATTCTTGACTCACCGGCTAAATTCCATGTAGCCTGTGTTGCTCGGCAATTCGGGAAATCTATGTTAGCAATGAACCTTTGCCTTTACTGGGGTATTAATAAAGGACCTTGTAAAATACTATGGGTTTCACCGGTTTACTCTCAAGCCGAGAAGGTTATGAAAGAACTAATGTCCGCTATCGGTAATTCAGGTCTTGTTAAATCCTGTAACTTCTCTTCTAATGAGATTAATTTAATGAATGGTACTCAATTACTTTTTAGGTCTGCGGAGAGATACGATAACATCCGTGGTTTAACTTGTGATTATGGAGTAATAGATGAGGCAGCTTTCTGTAAAGATGAAGCCTGGCAGGAGGCTATTAGACCAGTCTTTATGGTGAGAGGTCGTACTATACTTTTTGTATCGACGCCTAAAGGTAAAAACTGGTTTTGGGATTTATTTCAGTTAGGGAGATCAGATGACTATCCTAACTACGCGGCCTACACAGGTACATCATATGATACACCTTTTATTAATAGAGAAGAGATAGAGGATGCAAAGAAAACATTACCTGAATTAGTATTCCAACAAGAGTACCTCGCTAAATTTATTGATTCTGGTGGTGAAGTGTTTCAGAATATAGAAAAGAATCAATTCTCTAACTGGTCTACACCACAGGGTAAAGTGTTTTGTGGAATAGATTTAGGTAAACAACAGGATTTTACATGTGCG